CCTATTAAATGTTCAAATCTAACTTCCTTTCTTCTTAGACTTGATGTATCCTCAAAGTTTCTAAATATTACATTACCATTATGGATTTTGTAGTCCATTCCTTTAGCCTGAACTAATGAGTTTATTGCAGTATACACATTAGTATTATCGAACTTTAGATTAGTAACAAAAGTTTTCTCATTCATTTTTATTATATTGGAATACTGAGGAGGAGAATAGAATTTTTCTCCCGATGCAAAGGTTATGGTTTGGTTGTTAATAGACAGTATCTCTCCTATTACGTGTCCTTCTTCTGTATAGATAACATCACCCGCAGAAAGACCAACAACGTTTTCCATGCAAACTACTGTGTTTGTTCCATTAGAGTTCACAATGTTACTAGTGAATGTTGCATTACTTTTCGTGAAGTCATATTCTAAACCTGCATCTTTGACAATGTTATTCAATTCAGTGTTTACATTAGACCCAATCTCAAAACTAGTTCCTATGTAACATCTATCTAAACTAGTTAACTTTGCCTTTCTACTTAACGTTATATTGAAAATCTCACCAAAAGAAACCACACCATTACCACTGAGTTTACCATCATATGTTAATACTAAGCACTGTTCTGTTTTTGATTTGCTCTTACCTTTCTTTCTTGTTAATGAAACAGTAAAATCTAATCTCTTTTTCTTATTACCATCAGAAACAAAAGCAGATATCACTTCCTCATCAGTAAAACCTTCTACTGCCTTTACTGTTGTTCTTGCTTCAAGATAAGGATTATTTGCAGTAATAGCGTTATCAACGTCTAATTTCAAATACATTGAATATACTGCTTCATTGTAGTATTGATTCTCTGAATTAGATGATTCAGTAGACGCTACACCTCTAATGAAACTGTTAGTTGTCGTATTATACTTCAATCCACTATCATGTAGCACATTAAACTCTATCTTATCCGGTGTATCATCAAAAGTTCTTTCTGATATTTTCATCAGTCTATATGTGACCCCATAAGTGCTAGTATCAATTGCAGTATCAAATGTTAATGCGTGTTTTTCCCATGCAGCACTACCGCCTGATATTACTGGGGCGGTTATTTGGTGGTCAAGTATTTTAGTTATGAATTGTGGAATACCATGATGTGTCGCACTACTCAAACTCTTACCGTCTTTTAGTTTCTCAGAAACCAAATAGTAACCAGTCAAGTCAGGCATGAAGGATAACCAGTTATGAGCAGTTCCACTGTTGTTATCCCCTAAAGTGAATGTGAAGGTCTTGTTATCAGTAGACTTAGTTACTGCATCGGAAAACCCTGTGGCGTTTCTAACTGTCAGATTAAATCTTGGTTTTACTATCATTTGAGTAGCATACATAAGACCTGTATTCAATGCTCCTCCTACTATGCCCGTTCCGGCATGATGATTAGTTGCTCTTAGGGCATTATTTGATAAATTGGCAGTGTTACCTGCAAGTGATTTTAATGGGTATTCTTTAGTCTTCGTTCCCAACAAAGCAACCTTTCTATTAGGAGGCGAACTTAGAATTGGAGCGTTGTCAACACCAACCCTATATTGAGTTGAATTAGTGAAAGACCAATAACGAGCAGTCTGTGTGTGTTGGTCGTATAAAGTAGTTACATCATCAGCATACCCCGACCATTTCGCTTGAGTTTCTAACTGCAATGGACTGCTTGATAGCGTTATTTCTTCTACACCTCTTGTGTTATCAGATGCGGGAATCCAATCTTTGAATACACCAATACAGTTGTCATAAACATGGCTCTTTCCAATACCCATCATTTCTTTATCTACGGGAGTGTTAGTTGGGCCTTCATCAAATGATTCTCCAACCATAGCAGAAATTACCCTTGACATATGTAATCTAACTAACCCTGTATCCGTTGTTAATTGACCAATCCCCGCATTCACCCAACCGTCTATTTGGTGGAAGGGAGAATATCTCATATCTCTAATTTCATCACTACCCTTAGTTGCCGGGTCTTTTATTTCCGCCATAAGTGGAAGTATAACATTCATAGGGTTGTAACTTACATCATTGTTACTAAAACTATACTTAAGATTCTGATGGCTAAACTGGTCAATACTAACAGGTGGTCTTATCAACCAATTTGTGTGGAATCTAATATCCCTAAGCCCTTCCTGTTTATCAACGAAGAAAGTATCTACTGAGTCGTCTTCACCATCGAATCTTGTTGATACCTCATCTAAACTGTAATTCGGTGCAGAGAACAATCTAAAGGTTTCAACTCCAAATATAGGATAGTTAGTATATCCTGTATCTGCTGAGAACTCTAACACCTCACCAACATTTGCCGTCAAAGCATTTTGAACAAATCCACTGTTTGTAGTGCTTACTCCTATCAGCCCACCATACTCACCACTATTCAATATGAAATCTCCATCAGGGTGTGTCTCTGTGCTTGGTCTTGTTGCTGAACTCAATACAGGTGACTTGTAGAACATATCTCCCATCACATCCATGTTACCCAATAGAGAGTGGGTTACAGCAGGGGTCGAGGGTGGTCTAATCATATGATAGTCAAAGTAAGATAGAGATGGAATGTCTTTAACGTGGCTCAACGAATCAAAGTCTATTGGATTGAAATGCCAATCGAAGGTTGCTTCTACTAGTCTGATGACTCCCCATCTTCTAATGTTAGTAGCATCAGTTGCATTTGGAGTGCTTTCCTTTATGTTCACTAACTCAAAGTTGACATCTCTTTTCAGCGTTTCAGAAGTAGCCCCATCATAGTGCTGATGTTTAACCACGCCAGTTTTCTGTGGAGAAGTTTCCAGTAGAACTCCATAGTTATCAAAACCTACATTGTGCTTGAATATACTATTATGTCTTAATTTAGATGAGGGAAATATATCTCCTGTCATCAGTAATTCGTAGTTTAGTGTTCTAGGGTCTATCTGCTCTAATTTAGAATATTCAATATCAACTTCGTAGTATGGAGTATCCCAGTTTTTAGTATCTAAAGGATAACTCTTCGGCAAAGGAACAGAAGCATGGTAAAACGAACTAAGGCCATTCCAACCCAATAGATTATTGCTACCATTCTTAGGTTTGTTTGTTGGAGTATCTGTTATGCTCTTGGTATCTCCTGTGGCCTTAACACCATAACCGATAGCATATCCCTGTATTGACTGAGGCTCTTTTCCTACGTTGTATATACTATCATAAGTTCTGACTAAGGCATTAGGATTCAGTGCTTGCAAATCCCAATAGCGAACAGTTTCTTTAGGTTCAATCTGTCCTCCTATCTCCAATGTATCAGGTATTCTATGTAGAAATCCTCCTGTTTCTATGTTGCTATTAACTAAGTATATTGAAGTGTTCTTGCCCCTTGTATCTGATGTATTAGAATCGAACCTACCTAATACCATTGGGAAGTTAGGTGCTATTTCCAATACAGTAGTAGAATCATCTTGTTTAATCTCTTTCACAATATCAAACATTTCTGAGTTAACACTCATAACATCGTTCTTATCAAGAGTAACGCCGTTTTCATTTCCTATTGAAAATGCGAATATTGCATCTCCTGTTGATATTGATTTTGGTGAAGATATATCATAACCCAAAACATCCCCAACCTTTGACCCAACGTTGGAACTTAGTTGTAATGGGGTATATGTAAAAGAGGAATCATAATCAATATCCAATCCTCTTTTGAAAGCAAGTCCTTTTTCGCTAATAGAAGTAAAATCAGAAATTGCTCCTGTATGTGCAATGTTGCTCTGCATTGCCTTTGTTCCTGAGATTTGATTATGTTGTGTAGAGGAATATGGGTCGAAGTATCTAATTGTATTTCCAATAGGCGAGTTTATGATTCTATGACTCAAAATAATAGAACCTGATGTTGCAGAACTTACTTCTCCAATCAATTCCCCACTACTGTTCAAAAGAAGTGTAAAAGGTTTCAAAGTAACATTAGACGTTCCACTATACGTTATTTGCTTGTTAGCATTAGTTCCGCTTGTAGTCACTGCAACATTTGATATTCCAGTTATGGTAGAATAGTTAGTTATTATAGGGGCTAAGGTTGTTTTCACAATATCAGAATGTTGTGTCAACGTCTTGTCTATTGTAGCCCCTAAGAACTTAGATGTATCATCTCTACCTTGAAACTTGAAAGTGGTAAAACCATCAGAAGTAGTAACATCTATGCTATCTACTTCACCGTTGAATACATCTTCGGATATGGAATACTTTCCTTGATAGTAATACATTCTACTCGCAGAAGCAGTTGATTTTTGGTAAAAGGTCTTATCAGCATCTATAATTTTAGCATATTTATTATATCTATCAGCATAGTCAATTTCTATTACATGGCTATTGTAAAGTAAAGGAGTAAACTTTGCCTTGTGTATTTTACTATCTGATTTAGCAACACCAACACCATCCATAGTTAGGGTCTGGAAATTACCGTTAGCATCAATCTTAACTTCTGCATCAGATTCAAAATCAACATTCAAAACACCAGTGTAAGGTGTGAGTTTCATTGGTTTTCTTATTATTGTAAAACCCGAAGAGTTTCCAGTCCAAGTCTTTGACTTAATTAGTTTGTAATCCTTTACAGTAAAACTCTGTTCAGTATCACTTGTTTTACTCCCTACTACATTAACAACTAAGTAATTACCATCTATTTCTACTATATCATCAGTAGACAGTATGTGTTTCAAGTCTAATTTACTGTTAAGTTCAGACATTGCTATTGTTTGATTGTTACTTGTTGCTAATCCAAAGTAGTTCTTTTTAGTGAATGACCCATTATGTAAGTTTCTTCTCACTTTTAGAATATCTCCTTCTTTTATTTTCAAGTGGTTAAGACCACTATTATCAGAAGTTTGTATCCTTGCAAGTTGAGATAACTTATTCTTAGGACTATTTAGAGAACTACTTGTTATAGGCTCTACTTTATTGTTCTTGAAATCTGCTTTCTCAAATGTAATATATCTATTAGGCCCAGTAAGTCTACCATCAGAAGTAACGGCAGTATCAGAGAGCAAATCAAGTGAGTGCCTTTTCATCTTAGGAAATGCAGTATTCCATCTTATTGGGTCAAAGTTATTATCTGACTCATCTGCTGTTTTATTTGAATCTACGATAGTTGCACTAATAGGACTATTACCCAAAGAATACACTTTGTTTGAGTATCTTGCTTTTGTTTTGAATACTGTGTTCTGTATTGTCTTTCCTATTTTGTATGATTTGTAGTCATGTGTTACACTAGCAACAGGTATAGTCAGTGTTACTCCATTACCCCCGCTTAAGGTGACTGATAGATTATCACTCGTAGTATACCCTGAGCCACCATCAACCACTGTTATTGACTGAACGGATTGTAGATTGCCAACTCCAATGCTTGCCAATGTAATGTTCAATACTGCTCCACTACCACTACCACCAGTGGGGTTGTAGTTACCACTAGTGCAATTATCAGGAGTTCCACTTTGACTTGCAGTGCCAACAGTTGCGATTTCTGATTGTGTTGCAGTGAAGGAAGATACTGCAACTCTTGCAAAGTCAATAGAAAATGCTCCGTTAGTGCTAGTATGTTTTGCTTTCACGTTACCAATAAAAACATCATTCTCATCAAAAATGGATTGCCCTTCTACAAGTTTCGCCCTATCTCCTGTTGGTGCTAGTAAGAAACCAGCAGTAGGAGTTGTTGATGAGTATTGAGTATGAGCAGAAATAGCACTGACATTTATTTCAGTCGAGTAGTCCCACCATCTTTCAGAAGTAGCAGTATACTTTTCCTGATAATCCAGTTGGTCTTTCTCATCTAATCTATCATTGTAGAAGTAGAACGTTGGTCTTGTCGCTCTCTGAGATACATCATACTTTGAGGTGTTAGCATCAGTATCACCCCTAAGCCCGTAACTTACTGCTACAACCGATGTATCTGTTTTGGATGGCCCTTTGTAAATCTCAAAATTACTATTAGCGGCAATAGAAGTAGGGTATGATGGTTCAAACTCTACCCCATCACCAAACTCATCAAATGCCGTTATTCTTGTTATCTTAGCAAAATGAGGTCTTATTCTATTTGTCCCCGCCGTTGTTAAATCAGGGTTTATCAGAATAAAGTAATCATAATTATCAATATCCAACCCAATAGTTTGAGTAGTATCTGATGTAGCATATCTGAGTTTTTTGTTATTATCAGTATAGTTGGATTGAGCATCAAACACCTTTACCTTGAATGAGTTAGTTTCATCTCTGTTCTTAGCATATGTATCTAACCCAGTTCCCGTTGGATATACCCTGTTCACTATACCACTTGCATTATCGTTTGATATCCCAGTTACATGAGATGTATTTCTAATCTCAATAAAGTTAGCAGAGTTTACCCAAGAGGTAGATGTCGTAGAGTTCTCATATTCTAAGTTAGTAGTTTTGAATTGTGGATTCACTGATACGTTGCTAAAAGCATCTCCTTGTGTGAACTCTGTTGTTCTACTTTCATAGTTACTTGTGATATCAGTATCTTTCTTACCCACGTTTATGGGATAAAACATTCTACCGATTGAAGTGCTTGTCGTCCCCACTTCACTCACCAAACCTGAAATAAAAGAAAATATTACTATAACTTGGACTCAATGTTTTTTGTGTCGTGGTGTTTATCGAGTTTCCCTTGTGTAATGCTATCTCATATAATTCACCATAGAACTGCTCGCTTGTAGTTCCACTACCGCATATTCTGATATCACTTGGATGTATTACAACTGTTGATTCAGTGTGACTTGTTGAAGCAACCAAATTGTTATTCAAATATATCTCGGCAGCATTTGGTAAGTAAGTGAATGATATTTTATACATCTGTTCTAAGTAAAGGGCTTCTTTCAGTTGAGAAAGATACACCGTAGTAGAAGTTTGTGCTTTGCTCATAGTAATAGTACCTGCACCTAAATTAGTGCTTACTACTGTTCCTATTGATACTCCACTACTGTTGAATAATTCAGTTCCTTTCCCTACTAAGTTAACATTACTAGCAGTTCCGAGCGTTAAAACTGAACCGTTTGCAGAAGCAGTATCCAATTTAGTTAAAGAAGTTGCAATTCCATCATAGTATCCATATGGGTCATAGTATCCTGTTAATTTATTTTCTGCTTTGATAACTGTATCAGTTTCAAGTTTAATTGTAGTCCCACCAGTTCTCTTAAACTCAGCAACAATCTTGTATTCAGCAGGTTGATTGTAACTGTTATCTGTGGTATTTTCTAAATACAATTTTACATTTGTATTGTGAAATATCATCATCTTCAAGGGAGAATCAGTATACTTAGTTCCACTTGATGTTCCTAATATGCTTGTGCTTTGATATGTACTACTTCTACTGCTTAGAGTATCACTTGGATAAGGAGGAGTTTTAGTAGAATCCAAAACACCAAACTCAGAAGCCCCTGTTTTAGCAGAGCCATTTACATCATAAGGAGTTACTATACATTCCAAAGAAAAAGGCCCAGTATGATTCCACATCTGTATGTTTCTTGTGTCTGATATCGTAGAAGCAGTTGGAGTGTTTGTATCATCTCCTGAACCACCAACAGTACCAGAAGTTCCTTCTATCTGTGTTACTGTTTTATCGTAGTCTATTTCTAAATACCCTGATGAAAGTAGTGGGAAAACCAATTTGTATGGACTACCAACATACGCATTTACTACCATCCCTATCCCTCAATCCAAGAAGTTATCCGCTACCACCATTGCTTCCTCAAACTCCAATTGAAATTGAACCGCCGGAAACTCTTGACCACTTACAGTAGTTGAAAATGAACGAATAAATCCTGATATTCCAAGAGAGGCTTCACCAGTTTCATTGGCTGAATATTCCTTGAAGTAAGTTTCACCACCACTCACATTTGAAGTAAATGTGTTATCATACTCTCTATTTTTCCAAGACCATGATATCAAAGGCAAATCTCCTATATCCGTATCTGCATTTACATTAGGATGATATTGGAAATTATGGTCAACTCTACTTGGAATTAATATAACCAATTTGTTTATGTTTTGGTCATCTTGAAATGAACTCGCATCTGCGTATGAGTGAATCAATTGGGCTAATTCAAAGGAAGTCAGTTTCGCTTCTGTTTCCTCTCCATCTTCATTTTTCTTTTTGTGTATGGTTTGGTCAACTAAAAACCCACTAACACTAACAGTCTTTTGAGCCATACCCACATCCATTGCAATATTCAATGATTCTCCACGAATTGCTCCTGAAAATGGTACACCCATGTTTAATACCGTCTTATTAGTTGAAACTGTTACATCTGTTGCAAGAAGAGATATTCTATTCTGTTGACCTGCACCAATGGAGTTTCTTCTTTGTAATTCTAAGAAGACTCTGTAATTTGGTTCAGCCATCAGAATCTACCTACCGTATGTGATTGTCTGTTCATCTGTAAATTAATCTCTCTTGCTACTTTACTGGCTATATCTCTTATCTCAGTATCAGAAGCACCGACTCTTCCGTTAACATGAACGTTGATTGTTCCTCCACCCATTCTTCTACTTTCAGCATTAGAATGAACTCTTGCTCCTGAAGGTAATCTAACTAGTTCAGGCCCACGTTCACCGACTAACGTTAAGCCACCACCACTGACACCACCAGTAGCCATCCCTCTAATTCCTTTTCCGAAATTTACTATATTCTTACCTACTCCTCCCATAAGTGGTATTTTTCCTATAACTTTTCCAATAACCTGAATAAAACCTGATACTAAGAATTTAACCACCTGTAAGAATCCCATTACTGCTAGTTTCATAATGTTAAAAAATAATCCTCCTAATG